TTGCTATCTCCCTAATTGACTTATCTATCAAAGCTCGTGGATCTCTCTCAGTGCTTCCTTGCCTAAATCCAGTCTCAAACGTTTGGTATGGAAACTTTTGATAAGTATAGCCAATACTGGGGTAGCCTTTTGGTGTTTTTACTACATCAGTAACTTGTACACTACTTGCAAATCTTCCCGTTCTGTTTTCAAGTCTGGGAAACTGCATATTCTTTGCTACTACTTGTGGTAGTTGTTTATTAATTAAAGCTATTAATGCTAAAGGGGAGCTTGATACGCCCTTTGACGTCCTACTTTTTACTGTCTTTTTACGAATTGGTGCGCCGGACGCTGCTACTTTAGCTAACTTTCTAAGTTTTACGTCCGAACTACCGTGTTTAATTTTTATATCTTCGGACAATACCTTAACATTTTTAGACTTTTTAAACGGGTCTAGTGTTTTAGCTAATACACGCTTTCTTTTAATGGTTTCAAAAGAATCAGATCCTGGCAAGCCTGCTAAAGGACGTTGCTTATCCAGCTTTCTTAATGACTCTTCCAAAACTTTCAGCAGCTTTGCCTTTCTAGCTTTAGACTCCCCACCTTCTTGTATATTAGCGACAGTTGAGCCTATAAATACGTTCATTGTGTTAGTTTTGGTATTTCTTATAACTCTTAAATCAACACCCTGTTTCTTAAAAAAAGAAACAGCCTGAGCTGCAGTAATGGATGATTCTTCTTTAACGGCATTATCAATTGCATCTCTTACTTGAGATTCCACAACACCTTCTAGAAAGTTATGTTCTAAGTTCCATATCTTACCAGACTGAAACTCTGTACTCTGTTTAAGACTAGTAGAAACTATAATACTAAGCTCTGAAGCTAGCTGTACCATCTCTTTCTTGTACATGGCATATGCTTTGGCATATCTATTCTTTCCGTCCTTTACTGCGAAAGTGGCATTGATTGTACTATTTGTAAACTTAGTCAGAGTAACGGTAGAATCTCGTGCAGCAGTGTTTTTTATATTAGTTCCTATAGCTTTTATTGCTCGAACTACCCCTGCGTTTATACTCTTTAAAATAGTATTAACTTCTGTATCTTTAATACCCTCAAAGTTTAGTTTTAATATATCCTTTATACCCCTGCGTATTGCTCTACGGGTTACGGTAAAATTATGTAATTGATAGTTAGCAGTCTGAGCTCTATAGTCTGAAGAGCTTATAGAAAGCTCTTTATGTAGTCTCTCTAAGAAGGCTCTTTGGCTTTCAATTGACATTAAAAATTCTTATATAAGTCTAGGACTCGCTTAATGTGATCAGGGAATGCCACATTATTATTCTGAGAGCTAGAGGTCTGATTCTGTACTGTAGCTCCAGCTAAAGTTTTGCGTTCTTTATGTTCGTCTTTTAAATAGTATGTGATTAAATCACATACTGCAAGTTTTAAGTCCTCAGGACAAGTTTCATAGCCGGCGGTATATACTACTCGTACGGCACCAGGACCTTTTCTCCAGCTTCGATACCCCGATGCAGTAGTTCGAATAATACTATCGGTCGCAGGATCGAAGTAATACTCGTGGTTTGCAGTACTTAGTTCTACGTAACTAGAGCTGTATCCTTCGCGCTCTTCTACAGAGACGATCGTGTTGACAGGACTCTCAGTAAGCTGAACTACATGAGTATCCCAGTTTACATTTAAAACTTCTGTTTTATTTGTAGAATAATAATCAATAATACTATTTCCACAATAAGTTTTTACTAATTGACTCACTGAAGGAATCAAAGAATTTAGACGCAAGTCATCCTTTGGGGAGTTTATACCTTCCGATTCCTTATATTCTGCAACTGAAACTAAATTTGTCATAATAATTCAATTAGTAAAAACTTGGGGAGGTTGCCCTCCCCAGGTTAAGAAGATTAAGCTGTTGCTACAACTTTAACCGCTGAACGGTTTGCAGCATCATCAGCTACGAGTTCATTGAAGCCGAGTGACTGGCTAGCAACGATTACACGACGCTGATTACCAACTTCGTAGTCTTGCTCTACTGATACACCACGGAGGCGAGGAATCACATAGTTACGCAAGTTAACTGCGTAAGCTACTGATGCACCATTCGCTTCTGCTTCAAAGTTATCAGATACGATTACGGGTGAACCGTAAACAGCACCGATAGTACCAGTTACTTTAGTAGCGATATCTGAACCTACGTCAGTGATATCAGCAAACTCAGGATCAGCAAGCAGATCGTAGTAACGCTTCTGAGAAACGACGTAAGCCACATCTTCTGGCATGATGCCGTATTTACCCATATCCTTACGAGCCTGGAGCAACATAGCAGCAGTTAAAGTTGCTGAATTGCCCGCTGCAATGGTAGCACCATCGAGATCAAGAGCGCCGCCGCTAGAAGCAGTAGCAAAACCTTCGATACCAGAGAAAGTACCATTACCGTTGAGGATAGCTGAATCAACCGCACGAGCGTGAGCACGAGCAACTGAATCAATCAGCATTGGCATCAAGTTCACAAGAACTTCTTCATCAACATGATTGTCCATGAAGGTCTGTGAGATCAGGCGGTAAGCCTGAAGTACAACTTGCTTGGCCTGGTAAGTATTTGCAGAAACCTGCGTACGGTTTTCCAAGTTGCCAGCAGTAGCTGCACCGGTCTGCCAAGTAGCAAGATTAGTGTCGCCCTGAATTGGCAATACTTGAGAAGCTGAATTGATCTGAATTTCACGGAATAACTGAGCAGTGCGCAGGTTCAGCGTGATTTCTTTCTCGATCTGACGAGAAACTTCAGTTGCAATGTTTGGATCAGTTGAGTCATAAGCCATGCCAGCTTTCTCAAATACCGAACGACCGTAGTTGGTGTCAAAGCCTTTACCAGTGATAACACCGAGCATATGAGCATTCATAAACTCTTTGCCCCACTTAGTAATGTCAGCTGACTTAGCTTCACGATCACCGAAAACACGCTTTGACTCACGAATCTTCGTGATCTCTTCGTTCTTCTCTTCGAGTTGAGCTGCAAAAGTTTTGATGACTTCATCAATTTTCGCATCTTTTTCGGCCAGTTTTGCTTCAACGTCTTTCAAAAGACGCTCTGCACCTGACTCAACGCCTACCTGAATGGCAGACTTAACTTCTTCTTCTTGAGCAGCTTTTTTAACAGCTTCAGCGGCCGTTTTTTCTTCTGCTTCTTGTGCTGCTTTAGCCGCAGCGGCTTTTTCTTCGGCTTGCTTCATTGCAATTTTAGCAGCAGTTTCTTCAGCTACTTTCTTAGCGAATGCTTCCAAGTCGATTTGGGGAGTATTAACTTCAGACATTTTTGTCTCCTGTTCTGTGGTAGATTTTTCTACCTCATCCGGTGTGTCACTAGCTACGCTTGATGCATTAACATCTTCATTAGCCAGAGACTGACCGGCTAGATCCACACGATTGGTTGATTTAAAAGTTTTTTTGAATTCTTCGTACTCTGCCATAGAGTCAAAAGATTTCGATAGCGAGAAAGTTGCTGCTTGATTGCAGGGTACAGAAACAACAGATACCTCAAACAACTCAGCGTCCTTAATCATTAATCCGTCAGTTTCCGAAATGTAATCAGCATCCTTGACTCGGAAACCAACAGAAAATGCTCCAAGGATACCTTCTTTGACTAGTTGTGCAACATGGTCTGGTGCTGATTTTGAGATTTTTGCTTTAAGCTCCAATCCGTTTTCAGTTACCTTTAACCCGGTTGCTCTGCCAATAGGCTTGTCATAATTATGATTGAAAAGAATAATAGGATTCTTCTCAAAGTTTGATAGTCCACCTTTTGTCCAGGCCTCTGCCTTGATGACATCGTTTGCACGATCTTGATCGGCGGTACTTGCCATTCCACAGATGTGAACGCCTCCGTCATCTTCTTCGAGGGCTTTAAAGGTAGAGGTAAGATTAAAAATCTTTTCCATATTACTTACCTTGAGTAACCGCAGGCTTTTTAACTGCGGGCTTAGCCACAGGCTTTACAACCTTAGGCTCGGCCACTACAGGCTCTGGTGCTGGAACAGGTTCTGGCTTTTTAGGTGCAAAGATTTCAGGCTTTGCAAGCTGAACGGCCTTTACTGCTCTTGACCAGTTTCCGTAGGTTTTTCTAACTGCTCTCGGTAAAACCGGATCAGCAACTAGAGCCATGTACCCGCTATATGTAATTGCTGCAGGTAAATTATATTCCTCAAAGTCTTTACAAAGTCTATTGAGAATTTCTCTTCGTTGTCGTACTGACATTATTCTTCTCCTTCTGTGGGTCTTCCACCTTGGCTAGCATCTACTGCACTGCCAGCAATATTTGCTGGAACACGTAAATCATCATATCCTTCAACTGGCTCCATGCCTAAGTTTTTTCGTGCTTCATTTGGGGAAATAATACCAGTATTTACAAGTGAAGAATAATAAGCTGCTTGATCTCGTAGCTCAGGCTGAAGAGCCGGAATATTTGTTACATCTTCTGTAAGCTCGAATCCAAAATATCTTTCAAGTGCAAAGTTTAGTTTGCGAACAATCGGAAGAACTGTTTCCAGGTAGTACAATCTTAGGTTTGGACGTAAGTTTGCATTATTTCCTGAATCTAAAAGAATTGGTGGCATTCCAAGTGCTTTGAGTATAATCTTTTCATTTTCTGCGATTGCGTTCTGAAAGTCTAGTTCTCGAAAGTTTACGTTTGATACTTTATCAATCTCAATACCACCATCAAGAATCAGAGGTCGTCGACCGCCTGCATCTGGCTTATATCGAGCTTGCCATGAAAGTAGCATACGCTCTTTAATTTTTTCTGAGAGAGTATTTGGTGATTTAAGTACTAGACCTGGAACAGCTCCGTTTTTGAAGAAGTTATCTTGAAAGTTTCTCATGCGCATCATTAATTGAATGGTGCGTAGAGCTGGACTTAATCGAGGAACCCCGCGATAGATTGAGTAAAAAGAGTTTTCTTTTACATGAATAATTTCGCTTGGCTTATAGTTGATACGCTCTTTATATGTATACTTCTCTACGTATGTTGTATCACTTGCATGAATAATCATATCCGCTGCAGGTAGATGATAGAGGTGAACTCCATCAAAGTATAAAAAGATGTTTCCATCTAGGATCATATCAATAATTACGTTACGACGAAAAGTATTGATATCCTGAAATGGGTTTGGTTCTTTGTTTAAAAGAAGATCAACTCGACTTCTTTTAATATTCTTTGCTACGCTTAGACCTTTGTGAGGATCTCCAACACGAGTAGGTATTTCGGCTGCATCATCTACAATCATATTTACGGCGCGATTTACGATTTCAATCTCTTCGTATGCGCGCTCATAGTTGAATGTAGGCTCACGAGAAGGCTCTACTTTATGGTCATAGTAGGGCTGAGCTGGATTCAACTTTTCTTCGTAGTCTTCTTTGTTTCCGCCAAAGATTTTGTTATACCATGCCATGTTTTTCTCGTTGAATCTCAACCCACTTCATCTGCTTTTTTGCAGTACCTAAGCTAGGGTTTCTTCCGTAAAGGGAATGCAACTTTAAGTGATGTTCGTGACATAAAGTTACTGTATGTTCATAAAGTTCAGCCCAGTTTTCTTCGATAAACTCGTCTCGCCATATTGTAATATACTCATCAGTATAGTGGTCCGGACGAATTTTCTGTTTTTCTTTCAACCACTTGTCCAATAAAGGAGTTAATGTATAAAAGTGGTGAAAGTCTAGCTGAGTAGTTTCTCCGCAAATGTGACACTCAGAACCTTTTTCGTACTTTGACTTTGCTCGGTCCCGAATATATTTAATTTTGTCGCGTTTTAACTCTTTCATTTTTCATTACCAGAATTATATCGGTTACTAGGTAAATTGTCAAACATTATTTTTCGGCTGGTATCTTCAGAACGAACTCTGACTTATCTCAAACGAATATAATGCATATCGAAGCGCATCTGCCATGTGGGATGCGCGATTATGTTTTGGCTTTTCTCTTGCAAGGTTGGGGTTTGGATCCCATTGATACTGATCTAAGCAGGCCAAAGTCTCCAAACAACGCTGATCTACAAGAAGATTATTGTTGTCAACAATTGCAGCTACATGAGCAATACCGTCGAGAACTGATTTCTTTGCATTAATTGTAGATATGTCATAGTTCTGTGCAAAGTCGAATCGAGTCTGTTGAGCAGCGGCGTCAATGTAAATATAATCAATATCCCATTTTTCCATGAGTCTACGAATTTCAATTGCGTGCTGTTCTGTTGTTTTTTCTGCGTCTAGATATTCGTCGAGGACGTAGTATTTTTCTTCGTCCCAGTCATATCCAATGACGCAGAACGCTGTCGGGTCTCTGTAGCCCACGTCGAGTCCTGCGAATACGTCGAATCTCCTCGTCTCAAGGCCTTCACAATTAACCAGACAAGTTTCGTGATTGAAATTCCAGATTTGTCCTTCAAAGGTGTTAAAGTCCGCCTCGTATTCCTGCTTGAATTCAGCCTCGGACATACTTTTTCGAGCTTCCGCAATATCGCTTTCAGACATACGAGGATTATCTTTATAAGTCGCTCGTATAGAGCACCATTCCGGAAATTCATCATTAAAACCTCGATCGAAGAATTCAGCAAACCAGTTATTCCTGCCACGAGGTGTCGAGATAAAGATCGCTTTTGAGTTTTCTTTATCAAGAGTAGGACGAAGTGCGACATTAAATGCATCTCTGCCGTCTGCTAACGCTGCTTCGTCGAAAATAATGAGGTCGTAACTTCTGCCTACGCAGGAATCGACCTGGTTTACTGAACCCATTCGTATAGTTGAACCGTTGTCCAACTCAATTACTTTATCTTTTGCATTATCTCTTTTGACTTCCAACTCAAAGTGTTTAATTAACTGACGCTGTAAGTCAAAAGAAATCTGAGACAAGGAGTAGTTTGGTGACATTATTAGTATGTTGGAGCCGGGGACAAGCGAGACAAGTTGACCAATTATATTTGCTATGTAGGTCTTTCCTTGTC